GCAGATACTTAAAAGAATAAAAGGGGATTTATAAATTGAATAAGCAAGATACAATTAACAAAATGCAAGAATTAGTAGAAGGTAGCACAAAAAAAGAATGTGAGAAATATCTAACTGCATTTCTCCAAGCAATGGAATATGCAATTGAAAATAAAGAGGAAATTAAACTTGCTGGATATTTTGGAATGAAATCAGTAGAACGTGCCAGTAGGACAGGCCGAAACCCACAAAATGGTGAAGTTATTCAAATTCCTACAAAAAATGCAATTAAAACAACTATTTATAAAACGCTTAAAGATTTAGTTAAGTAAATTTTAACAATCGTATTAAAATAAAAATAAAAGGTGGAATAATTAAAATATGGCACAAATTATTAATTCCTTCTGTGAATCATGTGTAAAAGCTAGTGTATGTGAATGGTCTCAAAAATTATATAAACTCGAAGGAACAGAAAAGAAACCAGGAATTTTAGATATTAAGATTCATGGTTGTGGGCAATATTTGTCTTTAGATGGCGAGACAGAAGAATCACAAGAAGAAATTGAAGATGTAATTGACGAGGATGATATTGAAGATTCAGACGGAGAATAATTATTTCATATAAACCAATTAAATGAAATAACAACACTCTAAAATTAATCTTATTTCAATAATACAAATAAATATAAGTAACAACAGAAAATAAACTACTATATAAGTTTGTAGTGATAACTTAAATAAAAACTACTTTACTTAAATTTATTTACTTAAACAATATTAAACCATTTTATTTATTAGAAAAACTTTGGTAGGATTAGTTTTGTTCATGGCGAAATCGAATGGATTATACTCCATTTCATATCGCACTAGTTTTAGATTCCTACTATAATATTCTCTATAAGGAGGATTAATTTAATGGAAGATACACCATGCCCTAAATGTGGAGATATTCGATTTTATTATAAATACATAAATTATAAAGAGATATTATTGTGTTCAAAATGCGGATATTATGATTATTTTGTATGTGAAGATGAATTGGGATTGTCGGATTTAGAAGATGATAAGTGATTGGTGAATAATAAATAAAATCCTTTGGTCGATAAGGATTATTAATTTGAAAATAAATATAGATTGAGGTTATTAATGGATAGTAATCTAATTGATATTTGCTATAAAAAACATAAAAAACAAATTTCTACAAGTTGGGATGAACTTGCTAGATTATATTACTCACATAGTACAGGAGAAGGTCTTAGGAGTAAGTTTAAGAAATATAGGAAAGTAAATGATGTTAAAGATAAGAGTATTACTAAAGAAAAAACAGAAATTGATGATGGAGTAATAGATGCAACACATTTATACAAGTCAACGACAGAATTTAAAAGTAATGGAGAACAAATTTCAGATAAACTTTTGTCAATGAGTGAAAATGAATCAAAAGATCCTGATTTTATTCTTAAATCACATGGTTATGATTGTAAAACATTTGAATTAATTTCAGCAAAGAATAGTATTTGGAATATGAATACTAAAGAAGACGGAATTAAAACATTGTATGCTAGTAAAATTGCAGTTAAACCAAAAATAGAATTATTTGATGCAAATTGGATTAAATCAACTTTAGAAGATTTAGACTTGGATAGTCCTGTGGTTGAACAAAAACCTTATAATATCAAAGGTAAAACTTTAGAAATTAATTTAGCAGATGTCCACATCGATAAACTTTGTTGCGTTGACGAAACAAGAAATCAGTATTCAACTGAAATGGGTATCCAAAGATTATGGCAAGTAATTAATGATATTGTTGAAAAAGCAAAGCATTATAATATCAAGAAAATTATACTACCATTTGGGCAGGACGTAGCTAATATTGACAATATTTTTAATACTACAACAAAAGGTACTCCACAAGATACGGATGTTAAATATGATGTATTATATAAGATTTTACTTAAAAACATAATCAAAATTGTTTACAGATTGACTGAAATTGCTCCAGTATCAGTAATATATGTTGGAGGAAATCACGATAAGATTACTTCTTTTACAATGACTGAAGCAATGTATTGGCATTTCTTAAATAATGATAATGTAGAAGTTGATTCTGTATTTAATAATCGAAAATACATAATGATTGGTAAAAACTTACTAGGGTTCGCACATGGTGCAGATGAAAAGAAAAATATAGTCTATTGTATGCAAAATGACGTACCTGAATTATGGGGAAAAGCAAAGTATAGAGAGTTTCATTTATCACATTTCCATAAGGAGAAAATGACAGATGAACAAAATGGTATTATTTTCAGATGGATTAGTGCAATAAGTGGAACGGATGCATGGACTTATAATAGTGGATATATTGGAAGTCAAAAGAAAGCACAGTCATTTATATGGGATGATGATAAGGGATTGGAAATTATTATTAATAGTTATGTTTAAGTTAATAAGTTACTCCTTCAGACTGTTTTTCTGTGTGGAGTTGATGGTAGAGTATTTTTCTACCATCTTTTTTGTTTGTAAAAATAAAGGAGATGGGGAAGTGAAAAAAGAAAGGATTAGTGGCGTATATCATATCAAGAATTTAGTTAATGGAAAAGTTTATATAGGTAGCAGTATTGATATTAATAAGAGATGGAAAGAACATATTAATTCATTGAGAATTTTTAAACATCACTCTTATAAATTACAAAGGGCTTGGGACAAACATGGTGAAGATAATTTTAGTTTTGAAATTATAGAAATTTTTAATGGAGATATTGCTGAACTAAGGAAATTAGAACAATATTATTTAGATTTATACAACGCTTCTGATTTTTCTTTCGGGTATAATGTTAGCAGTAATACTTTTGGTCGTGGTGCACAACCTTCCACATATGAAGATATAATCAATGGCAAACTTATGATATCTAAAGAGCAGTTCGACCAAGTGATACATTACTTATGTAATTCTCGTATATCTATACCAGAGATTTCTAAGATTACTGGTGTACAGTATCGTTCAATTTATCAGATTTATTATAAGGAGAATTATAAAAATATTGTAAAAGATATGAATTTTATACATCGTACAATCTCTGGTGAAGACAATCACAATAATAAACTAACAGAGGATTGGGTTATAGAGATAATATCAATGTTGCTAAATAAAAACTATATGATTGATATAGCACGTAAATATAAAATATCTACTAATATAATTTGCGACATTTACTATCATAGAACATGGAAAGAATATACAAAAGACATTGTATTTCCTGAATACGAGAAGGCGTACAACACACCAACAAAACCAATTAGTCAATATGATTTAGAAGGTAATTTTATTGCAAGTTTTGAATCTGCAAGAGAAGCAGAACGTGTAACTGGCATTGGTTATAAGATGATTTCTAGAGTATGTAAAGGTGAAAGACCTTATACTCATGGATTCATATGGAAATTTGCTAGTTGAAGTAATTAAAATAAAATAAATTGTCCGAAAGGTAATATACATATGGAAATTATTATGCCAGTGGATAAAGTTATAGAAGATATAGTATTAAGTAGTGCGTTGCGTGACAGAAAAATATATTTTTGTACAGATGTAACACGCGAAAGTGTTTTTAAGGTAATTCATTTATTGGATAGGTTAGTATATTTAGATAAAAAACAAGGAACGAAAGAAGATATTGAACTTGTTTTAGATTGCGAAGGTGGAATAATATATTTTGGACTCGCATTAGTTTCTAAAATATTACAACTTCGTGCAAATGGGTATCGTATAATCACGACTGTAAATTCAATAGAAATGAGCATGGGTTTTATGTTTGGGATAGTTGGAAGTTATCGTAGAGCATTGAAATACTCAACTTTGATGATTCACCAGCCAAGTTCAGCTACGTGGGGTAAATTACAAGACATGGAAGAAGATATTGATGAAACTAACAGACTTTGGAAAATAATGAAAGAAATTATTATAGAATATACCGCAATTACCGATGAACAACTAGAAGACATAAAGAGAAGAAAACATGATTGGTATTTAGATTCTAACTCAGCCTTAAGTCTGCGATGTATTGATGAAATTTTGTAAAATCTAAATAATAGGAGAAATAAAATATGTGCAATGATTGTAAAGATGCAATTAAGACAGAATTTAAATCAGAAGTCAAAGAAACGCCAAATGAAGTTAAAACTGAATTACAGGAATTGAAAATATCTTCATCTACAGATTCTACATCTGATTCAGAACAAATTTTCTACTGTGAACCATTTATTCTAGATACTGATAATTTAGAAGATGATAGTGTTCAACTTGATAAGGATGAATTTGTAAGAGGATTAAAGGATGCTAGTCATGCGTGTGGTATGTACACAGCATTGATTAATAGTGGGTTTAGTGTAGAAGATGCAGTATCTTATGTATTTAATTTTATGAATGTTTCTCACAATATTGAGACTGCAAAAATTAATGCTAATAGCAGTATAGAAGTTTCTAAAAATGTTGCAATATCAAAAGAGAAAGATATGCTTTAATTTAATTATATACTTTAAACACAAATAATACAATCTAACAACAAAAATAAAATAATAAAGGTAGGAATTCACAACATGATTAACAAAAGTAAATATACACTTCTACAAGTTGAAGATATTATAGATAATTACCTTCAAAATTCACAAAATTTTATGTTCGTATGCGATTTCGCAATGGCTCATTATATTTATGATTATATTCATAACGATTATGGAATCGTTGCTGAATGTTTAGAATTGGCATCAGATGTTGATGAATATTATGTTTCTATGCAATTTTATGATGATGGAGACATGGTGTTGGTCTGTGAATTCGCTAAAGGTAATGATGGGACATATAAATATGACGAAGTGGATGATATTCATTATTTTGTGTTTTCCGATATGGCATTTGGAGATGTAAGGGAGTTTTTGTTGGGTAAGGGTGGTTTATTGTTTTGTGAGTTAGTTGGTGATGGATATGTTGAAGAAGAAGACTTGGATGATACGGATGAATTATTAGATGGTGAGGAGCATTATCAAGATTGTAAATGTTCGGATTGTACTAATAAATGCAAGCAAGATGAACTAGATGAATTATTTGGTCAGGCATTTCAAAAAATTATGGAAGCAGATAATTGTCCAAAATGTATTTTTGAATCAATGAGAGAATTTGGTTCAGGAATGATGGATTTTGGATGGAAAGAACATTGGGAGTATATTAATGAAATGAATAATAAGAGTGGTTAATATATTTTTAACTCAGATAGTAGGCATCTAATTTTAGGTGTCTATTTTTGTGCGTTAAAACACAATTGGGATAGTGAATAGCTACACGAAAAGGAGTTTGCCTTAACTCCCTTCCCACTTATTTTCTAGATGGAGACATTAGAAGGCGGTGTATTTTATGTTAATTAGTGAAACGGTAATGGTTAGATGGAATAGTTTCACAACGAAATGGTATTTAGAAAAAGGCTATCCTAAAATTAAACAAGGTGATTATTTTGAATGCAAAGTTGATGATTTACCACCTGGATCAACCACTAAAGTATTAGTTGAATGTGATTATAAAAAAGACGGATGCAAAGGAATACATGAAAAACCATATAGACAATTCACAGAGGATAAAGAAAACGGTTTAGGAAATTGTTGCACTAATAAAAAATGTGGAGCATACAAAACTAAAGATATTTTAATGAATAAATATGGCGTAGATAATATTCAAAAATTAGACAAGTATAAAATAGAATCACGGGAGAGACAACAAAGACCATTTATATTAATTACAGAATGTGCAAATAAAAAGAATTTAATTTTATTAACTACAGAAGATGAATATAATAATAGAGAATTTGATGATAGTAAAAGCAGAGTTAGATTTATTTGTAATAATCATTTAGAGCATGGCGAACAAGATACATCAACAGAAGTATTTTTAAAGAATAAAGGGTGTTGTTTTCATGGAAAATATGAACTGACTGCTGAATCTAATAGACTTGATGGAGAAATGGTATATCAAGCATTTATAGACAAGGGGTTGTATCCTAAATTTACACCAGAAGAATATAAAAAGAATGACCAACCGTTACCTTTTATATGTCCTGATCATTTAGATAAAGACATTCAATTTACAAGTTATAGCGTATTAAAATCTAGTCCTCATAAATGTTATTATTGTGGTAAAGAGTCTATGTCTGAACAATTACGGCATGAGCAATCTTTTGTTTTTAATTATTTTGAAAACAAAAAGTTAAGAGTTTGTAATGGTCAGATATATAAAAGTGCTAATACATATATTGATTTTGAATGCTATGTTCATTTAGGAATAATTCAAAAATCAACATATCATGGGATAATGAATACTAAACAACCATGTGAATTATGCAGAGCAGAAGAAAGTTTAGCAAATTTAAATAGACGATTAAGAAGCAGTATAAATTCTTGGAGAAAACAAAGTGAATTAAATTGCAATAAAGAATGTATTTTTACAGGAAATAAACAATATGATATTCATCATCTTAAAGCTTTCAATGAAATAATAACTGAAGCGTTAGGTATATTGAATTATGAAATAAAACAAAAGTACAATGGTGATGAATTTATCAAGATAAGGGATAAAGTTATTGAGTTACATAATGCTTATCCCATCGGGATATGTATTTCCAATAATATTCATATGCTTTTCCATCAGTTATATTCTAAAAATGCTAGTATTGAAGATTTTTATGAGTTTAAGTTAAGATATGAATTAGGAGAATTTAAAAGTATTTTAGAAGAAGTAAGTTAATATAATAAGGGAGTGACTTTGTGGCAGGAAGACCTAAGAAAGTGGCATCTAATACCTTGCCACAAGTTAAAGAAGAAAAAATATTATATAAATGTGTTTGCTGTAGTAAAGAAAAACAAAAAGATAAAGATTTCTACAAATCGAATTCTATCATCTTAAAGGGAAATGACCAAAGGATGGTAGTATGTAAACAATGTGTAATTGAGCTATATTCATTTTTAGTCAATAATTATGAGGACACTAAAATTGCACTATACTTTTTATGTAGATTATTAGATGTGTATTTTGATTCAAATCTATATCCAAGTGTAGCACAACAAGCAGCAAATGGAAATACCAATATAGCTGGTATATATTTTCAAAAAATTAATAGTCTTCCGCAATATAGTTCAAAAACATTTTTTGATTCTACTCTGATTGATGTAACAGGAGAAAAAAATATATTTGAAAGTGGAGAAAATGTTGAATGGACAGAAGAAGATAAACGCAACAAAGAAGATGTAATTCGCATGGTTGGATATGATCCTTTTGAAAATGAGAATCCATTAGATCAAAAGGGATTATATAATTCTTTAGTTGATATGTTAGATGAATCAACTCTTGAAGATTCATTTAAATTGCCTATAGTAATAGAGATATCTAAGAGTTTTAATCAAATAGACAAAATTAATCAAGCTTTAGCATTAATGACTAGTGATATTGAATCTGTTCAGAGTCAAGTTGGTGGAATTAAATCATTATTTGAGGCAAAAGATAAAATGTATCGTGCTATTCTTGCAATGGCAAAAGACAATGGTATTTCTGTCAATCATTCGAATAAAAAATCCAAAGGTGCAGGAACGTTGTCGGGGATAATGAAACAGCTTCAAGAAAAGGGGTTTATGGAAGTTGAAGTTAATCTTTATGATATTGAAACTTGTAAAGGTATGATGCAAGTCGCAGATATGAGTAACGAAAGTATTAGAAGACAACTTCAATTTGATGAGAATGATTATAGTGCAATGATAAATGAACAACGAGAATTAATTGAAAAATTGGATTCTAGAAATATTGAACTTGAAGAAGAATTAAGATTATTAAAAATAAAGTCAAATGCGGTGACACAATAATGGATAATAAAATGATGTCACAAAGAAAGATTGATGGGTATTTAAAACTTGCTGAGATTATTCAATGGGGGAGAAAGTGGCCCCTGCGCTTCATCGAATTAATGTTTGGAATTGACCTCTTAGATTATCAGAAATACGTTTTGATGGAAAGTTGGACTACTCCTTTTTGTGTTTGGTGTATGGGTAGAAATGGTGGGAAAACAACTTTAGGGTCTCCTTTTATAATGAGTAAATCATTGTTAATACCTAATTTCAATACATATATCTTAGCCGGAGTCGGAAGTCAATCTCAAGAAATGTTCATGAAAATTGAGAATATTGCAAAAAATAATATTGCTTCATTTACAGGATTAACAGATGTATTCTTAAATGAAACTGTAAAATCTACTGCTAATACAGATGGGTTTACTCATAATCCTGCTAGTTTTAAATGTTCTCTTTATAATGGGAGTACAATACATTCGTTAAATGGAGCAGTAGATTCAAACAGAAGTAAAAGATCGAATCTGAATTTTTACGATGAGTCGGGATTTGCTTCAGACGAACTATTTACAACTTCTGAACCTTTCACAACTCAAAATGCTGATTTTAAGTTGGGTGGAGATATCGACGTAACATTATATCCAAAACAGTTTCCAAATCAATTAATATATGCTTCTTCGGCTTCTAGTATTGACACATATTTCTTTAGGAAATATAGAGACTTCAGTAAGAAGATGTTTCTAGGAGATAAGAGATTTTTTGTAGCAGATATTAGTTCAGATATTGTAATGAATGCTACATACAATGGAAAATTGTATCCTGTTGCATTGTTGACCCAAGACAAGATTGATTCTGCAATGAGAGAAAATAAAGAAAAAGCATTACGAGAGTATAAAAACATCTTTACTACAGAAGGTGGAAATAATCAAATTATTAAACGTGCTACCATTATAAAGAACTCTGAATTAAGAGTACCAACTTTATATAATAATACTGGTGGGAAATTTGGCATTATGTATGACCCTGCACGTAGTTATGATAATTCTGTATGTATGGTTGGTGAATTTATATTAGATGATATGGTTGGATATAAATTGAAAATTAGTAGCGGTGTAAGTTTTGTTGATATCGCTAAAAAGAAAAAAACTCCCATGAGAACACCTGAACAAGTGGAATTAGTAAAGCAAATGATGCTTGATTATAATGGAAAATTAGCACCAGATTATGAAAATCTTGAAATATTAGGCATTGATGCCGGCGCAGGTGGCGGTGGTGTGAACATTGCTGACTATTTTATGGAAGAATGGGTTGATAAACAGGGAAATAAACACAAGGGAGTAATTGATAAAATTGAATCTATAGATTATGTAATTAAATTTCCAAATGCGGTAGATAAACTTAAATTAGTCTCTCCTCAAAAATATAAAAAGCAACTTTTTGAAGCATTGATTGAAATGATAAACCTAGATTTAATTTCTTTCCCAGAAACTTATGATGGGAAAGGTTATTTAACCATAAATGAAACAGAGGGAGAAGAAATAAAATCAAGTATATACAAATTATCATTTGAAGAAGAAATGGCATTGGTACAAATTGATCTTCTTAAAGAAGAACTTGTAAATATTTATAGATTTGAAAGTTCTAATGGAAATTGTAGATACGACTTGCCTCCAGATAAGATACATAAAATGAATGATGATAGGGCTTATGCGTGTGCAATGTTAGCATGGCACTTATCGGAATTAAGACGAAAGCATGTAACTGGTAAAAGAAAGAAATCATCAAACATCTCTCAATACCAATTCTACAACTAATCATTACAACTAACCACTCCCACCAAATAAAAGGAGGTGAAAACCAAACTTGGCAAGACAGAAAAAAATAACGACTCCTACTACCCCTCTAACTACATCTACAAAAAAACAAAGAGATGTAGATATATCTGAATACAGAAATATTACAGAAGGTCTGCAATATGTAAAAATATCTGACGGATTATACGCACTCCAATATAAGAACATAGATACTAAACTTCAATATACAAGACAAGATATAATCAATCTAATTGATTCTAAAAATATTAAAGGATTACGTCAAGTATCTAGATATTTTTGGTTGCACAGTGGCCTATATAAAAGATTAATACTTCATCAAGCAAATATGCTAATGTTCCCCTATCTGGTAGTCCCTGCCAAACAAACATATAGAAGAATGAAAGATGCAAAATTTACTACTTATTTTGATAAGTCATTGAATTTTGTTGATGATTTGTTTATCAAAGACACATTTTCAAAAATAAGTGAATTGGTATTTATGAATGGAGCATTTTATGGTTATTTTAGGGAATTAGGGGATACAAAAGCTATTCAAGAATTACCAATAGATTTTTGCAGAACAAGAGCAAAAGTAGACGGGTTATACCAAGTACAATTTGATATTAGATACTTTAATACATTTAGGAATGTTGAAGAAAGACAATTAATGATTGATCAATACCCATCTGAATTCTTAGAATATTATGTTGAATATTTAAATAATGGCAGAGCAGGAATGGGTTTAACAGAACCTTGGTTTTATGATTTAAGTCCTGAATTTGCAATGTGCTATCAATATGATGATTTTGGTATACCATTTTTTGTTGGAATTTTTGAAGATTTGGTCGAGCTTGAAGAATATAAAGTTCTAAAAAAAGTAAAGACAAAGATGGATTTAAAGAAGTTAATTGTGCAAAAATTGCCTATGAATGATGAAACTGGTGATGTACTTTTAGAGTTACCTGACGCACAGGCACTACATGCAAATCTTGTAAAAATGTTACAAGGAAATGATTATGTAGATGGTATCTCTTCTCCCTGTGCAATTGAAGCATTAAATCTTCAAGATAACTCTACTAAATCACAAGAAGATACTTTGTTGTTAGCTGAGAAAACCTTATTTAATGATGCAGGATTTTCGCAAAGTATATTAAATGCTACTGGAAATTTATCATTAAAAATTAGTGTGCAAAATGATGAGTCTATATCATTCAGATTATTAGATTTTTATACAAGATGGATTAACAATAAACTTTCATATTTAGTTGCAACAAACAATTATAATTTTGAGATTTTTATGCCCCCTGTAACATCTTATAATAAAGATGAAATGGTTACTATGTATACTACTCAAGCAACATATGGCTATGGTAAATTATTACCGCCTGTTGTAGCAGGTACTAAGCAGTCTACAGTAATAAATATGATATATTTTGAGGATTATTTAGGATTGGATACATTATTGAAGCCACTTATGTCAAGTCATACCACTTCTGGATCAGATAATAAAGGTGGAAAACCAAAGTCAGATGAAACCGATTTAAGTGAAGCAGGTTCATCAACTTCAAATAATGGAGGAAATATTGGTAGAGTTTAAATTCTAATTTAATTGAAAGGAGGTGAAAATAATTGACAGTCGATAGAAATATTCCAGTAGAATTTACTGTTAAAAATACGTATGATGTTACTGATACAAGATTCATTGAGGTTACAATTAAATTGATGCACACCGAAGAAAATTATAATGGAAGTTATTTTTCAAAAGATATTGTAGCATCTGCTATACCATCTCTAGCGAATACTCCAATTTTGGCCTATTTAGAAGAAAATAAAAACGATGAAATAGATTATTCAGACCATAGACAAGTGTTAGTTGAAGAAAATAATATCCGAAAAATTAAATATCTTGGTCAAGCAATAGGAGTAATCCCAGAAACCAATAATGCTAGGTTTGAGAAGTATCTTGCTAGTTCTGGAATAGAACGTGAATATTTAGTTGTAGATGGTCTATTATGGACAAAATGGGATGATCCTATTGATATTATTCAAAGGGATACTAAACATCAACAGTCAATGGAAATCCATAAAAATTATCAAGGAAGATTTGAAAAAGATAATCTATTTCATTTTACATATTTTCAATTCTTTGGGGCATGTGCATTGTCTAATATAGATATACTTCCTGCTATGGAAGACGCTTCTATTGAATTGAAATTTAATATGGAAGATTTTAAACAAGAAATACAAGACAAAATGGAACAGTTTAAAAATTTTACAATTCAAAATCAGTCCTCTACTTCAGAGGTTGATGATATAAATAAAAATGAAGAAGGAGGAACTGGAATGACACAAGAAATTTTAGACATAGTAGAGACAGAAGTTATAGAAGAATTTTCTACAGAAATTGTAACTGAAGAAGTTATTGAAGAAACAACAGAAGAAACTACAGAGTTTTATACCGAGAAAGAAGTTGTAGAAGCAATTGTAGACGAGACTGTTGTTGAAGAAGTTTTTGAAGCAGTTACAGAAATAATTGAAGAAGTTGTAGACAATACTCCATCGGAATACGAGATTTTATATTCTAAATATGAAGATTTATTAGAAGAGTATTCCATTTATAAGGTTGACTTTGAGAAAGTTAAATCTGAAAAAGAAATTATTGAGTCAGATTTTGCTAAACTTAAAGAAAAAAATGATTCCCTTAAAGAATTCAAATTAGCAAAAGAAACTCTTGATAAAGAAGAAGTCTTTTCTCAATTTGAAGGATTAACAGATGAAGATGTCGCTGATATTAAAGTCAATATTGCTGATTATACAGTTGAATCTTTAGAAGAAAAACTTTTTGCCATTTGGGGAAAGAAAAAGATGGAATTAGAACAAGGTAAAACTTTTACCAAGAAAAATAAAGATAAAAAAGATAAGTTAGTGTTTTCTATCATGGGTGGAGTTCAAGAAGATCAAGATGCTCCTATCTATGTAGATATTATAAATAAACATAAAAAAATAATCAATTGAAAGGAAGGTAATATAAAATGGCAATTCAAACTTTAATCCCAGTAGGGAAATATTCGGTAGTGGAGGCTACGAAACTCCCATCAAGAGCTACGGGCGATTACAAAAATCAATATGAATTAGACGCAACAGATTTCGCAACAATTCCAGCACAAAATGGCATGTTACTTATGATTGACGAATTTACAGGAAAGGTTAAATTACCTACTGCAATTACTGACTATTGCTGGTTACATAATTCTCCAGTAAAGGATTACGAGGGACTTGGCAAAGAAACAGTTGCAGTAAATAGAAATGAAATGCTCCCAGTGCTTTATAAATTAACTCGTGGTGCAACTATTATTACCAACTGCGTTTGCTATGATGATGTTGTGTATGCAAATGTAGCTGCCATTACTGCTGCTATTTCTGCTACTGCTGTTTATGGTATTCCCGATATAACAGGTAGAATTTTTCTTGTTGCCTCTCCTGGTGGAACAGAGGTTGTTACTCTTAAAGCTAAGTCTTTCACTACTCTTGCAAATGGTAGAGTTGCAATGAAATTCGCGGTTGAATTAAGCTAATAAATAAATATAATTTGAAAGGAGAATAAAATAAAATGAATGAAATTGTAAAATTAAAGCAAATGGCATTAGATGTTTATAATAAGAAACCTGCATCGTCTTTCTCTGTAGTTGAAACTGAGGAGGCACTAAGAAAAGAACTTAATGATATGATTAAAACTGATGGAAAAGTTGACTTTTATAAATTCCAACAAAATAAATGGATGGTTTATCAAATTATTTCTGAATCTGTAGATGCTATTCTTCCGCAAAAGGTTATTGCTGTATTAGATAAATATTGCGAAACAATGCAAGTTGCGCAGGGAGATAAAATTCGTTTTAAACTTAAAAAAGGTGTTTCTAGAGTTAAAACATTTATTACTAAGGTTGGTGCTGGTGGACGTTATGAAGTTGCACAACTTGACAGTGCATACCTTGACTTGACTGCATATGCTCGTGGGGGTGGAGTGTTAATTGAACTGGAGCGTTTTCTTGACGGTACGGATTCTTTGACAGACCTCTACGATGCTCTTATGGAAGGTTTGGAATATCGCATTTATCAAGATATCCAAGATGCTTTGAAAGCATTGACTGCTTCTGTTCCTGCTAATAACTACAAAACCCATGCAGGATTCGATGCTACTAAAATGAAAGCTCTTATTAATACTATTCGTGCATATGGTATTCCTAATTTATTCTGCACTCCTACTTTTGCCGCATCTGTAACTCCTGATACCAATTTCATTGGAGATATGGATAAAGAAGATGTAAGAAATCAAGGATATATTGGCAGATATGCTGGATGCAATACTATTCTTATGCCACAATCTTACCTAGACGAAACAAATGTTACAGAAATTCTTGATAATCAATATGGTTATGTAATATCTAGCACCGAGAATAAGGTGATCAAACTGGCGTTTGAAGGCCAAGCAATTATGGATGATGTTAAAAATGCTGATGGATCAATGGAGTTCCAAATTTACAAGAAGTTTGCCATTGGAAGTGTATTCACAAATACTTTAGGAATATACAAAAATACTGCATTATAATATTATATTCGACAAATATTATATTTATAATAGTGGAGCAATTAGGGCAGGGTATTGTTCCTGCCCACTCTATTATAACACAAACTATACAAAAATAAAATTCACTAAATCAATGGAGGAATTATTTTGGTCGCTAAAAAAGAAATAAAAGATTCGGATACAGTTCAAGTTTGGAACAACAGTCGTGGAGATTGCGGTTATACAGTTAATAATGGAAATTTTCAAGTAAGGCGTACATGGGTAATGCCCGGAAGTATGCAAGAAGTTGAAATGAAAGAATTAAAATCTGCTATGAACGAAGCAGGAGTTAGGGAATTATTTGAAGTCTTTAATAGAGAGTTAGGTAAATATGAAGATGGTGAACTTTTAATTAAAAATGATTTAGCTAGAGAAAAACTTGATTTACAACCTTTAGGTAAATATACATTTAATAAAGAACAAATTATCGATTTACTTAATAATAAACCAATTAAATATTTTGAAGAAGTACTTGAAAATTGTCCCAATTCAACATTGGATAACATTGTGCAAGAATCTATTAATATTTCTTTAAGTGATATTGTTAAGATTAATTTGATTAAAAGTTATAGTGGTAAAGATATTTTACCAATTATTCAATTAAAAAATCAAGAATCTACTCCAGTAAAACAAGTTGTAAAAAAAGAAGAAGGCACTAGATCAAAGAAGGGATAAAGAGGTGAATATAAATGTCATCATCATATGAATTAGTTTTTGATGCTTTTACTTCTAAAATTAAGGACAAATTATTTAGTGATTTGCCAGAATTAGATGCAGAAGATCAAATGATTCAACTGTTAAATGACGGTTTGATATTTTTTAAGTATCCTAAAATTAATGTATATGATAAAGATGATGTTACTCAAATATTCAACCAAACTTTATCATATCATGAAGTACAAATAATATCACAATTAATGGTAGACGCTTGGATAAATAGACAAATAAATAGTATTGATATTATTAAACAAAAATTTACAGACAGAGATTTTAAAATGACAAGTCAAGCATCTCACTTAGAAGCACTATTAAAAGTATCAGAAAAAAGATTGGGAATTTGTACAAAACTTATGAAAGATTATTATAAAACTTCATCTCAAAAACCTGACTACTCAAATTTGGCAGGTGTTTAAAATGGGTTGGAAAGATAAATTAGACAATCGTTTGTATAATGACACTATATTAAATGATGCAATTGATAATTTTAGTGAGTATTTAATGAATGCTATAAATACATTTGACGTAAATATAAATCACTCTGTATCAACTATAAAAATGACAATCCAAAGTCCATCTGCTCTTGATAAAGCAAATGAAATAATGATGGGTTTGACATTAATAAGTGATATTGTAAATACAGGTGATGTAATTACTTGGAATAATATTGATTGGATTACAATATCAAAAGACAATAAAACTATTGATAATTGTAATAAAGTGTACATCCAAAAATCTAACAACAACCTCCTCTTCTACTCCCTAACTCCCCCACAATCTCCATCCCCAATCACAAATGATCCATATCAAATTCCATGTATAGTTGGCAAAGGAAATATAAGTTTAGATACAAATAAATTTCTATCAATTCCTGCTGATGAGAATTTAGTCGTATGCCCTAATAATATTGATTCAAGTAAAATTGATGAAAATACTAGATTTATATTAGGTGGAAAAGTTTATAGTGTGATAGGAATTGACAATATTGAGACTGTTGGATTATTGGTGATTAGGATTAAAGAGGGACAGATTAGTGATGATGATAATTTGGAATTAGGGATAGCAAACTATTATAGTAATCAGATTATAAGAGAAATATACATTCTCAATGGAACTGAAGCATCTTTGCTTTATACAAATGCAACATTACAATTAAATTTATTATGTAAAGATAATGGAGTAATTGTTGATAATCCAACTGTTACATATTCAACAAGTAGTGCTTATGTTTGTTCTATTAGTAGTTCAGGTCTAATAACTGCAAATGGCACTGGTGATGCTATTGTAACAGCATATTATGGTGCTGTAAGTGCAAGTATTACAATTCATAGCGAAATGGTTATTAGTGATAATTATAATATAGTTATTACACCGACTGACACTACTTTAAAATTAAGTAGGAGTTTGGTTCTAGTAGCGAAATCTATGAATAATGGGGTAGATGATTTAATTCCAAGGATATTTGTATGGAGTATTAGTAATTTAGATGGAAGTAGTAATAATTATGCAAGTATAAATGTAGATGGTGAAATTTGTACTATTTTAGCTAGTAGTTTAAGTAGTGTTGCTAATAAATATGTAGTTGTTAGGTGTGAATTATCTTATGATCCTAATATTTTCATTGAACGTCAAATTAAAATAATTAATCTGTTCTAAGGAGGTTTGGCAGTTGCAAAAATTTGGTCAATCATTGACAGAACTCAAAACACAAATAGCAAGTAAAATTATTAATAATGCTGAGTTAATTAAAGCATTGATTATTCAAGATGAAAATTTTGAAAATGTCATACCTAACTTAGAGCAGAGTATTATTTTAAATGATGCTACAGTGTTAATAAGAAAGCAAATAATGTTAACAAAAAATATTACTGCTATTACGGATAAAAGTATGCCATATATAACATCTATGTATGTAGACTTCAAAAAGAAAAGTCATAATTATCAAAGTGGTACAGTTTGGTTTTATATTATTATTCCAAATTCTTGGGAAAAAACTTCATATGGAATCAGATATGATTATATTGGTGATAAATTAGATGGAATATTTGGAGAATCTGGGATAGGTAAATTTGAATTTAAGGGTAGAGGTGATATGCCTGTGGATGAAAATTTTATGGGTCATTATATATCATTTAATATTCTTGATTTCTATGGTTGGTGATAATTGTGGATAAATATAATATCCATTTAAAAATTCAAGAACCAATTGAATTTTATAATATTTGTGTTATAAATCAACCCAGTTTTATTGAAATATTTCAATATGGCATAGAAGATTTTGAAAAATTACTTCTTCCTTATTATATTACTCTTGATAGTGTTCCAGAAGAATTAACAGATGAACAAAAAGAAGGTATAGAAAATTTTGATTTATTATGCGTATCAGAAGAATTTATGTCTTATTTGTTTGTATCATTAGAATTTTTTACAAAATCTAAAGTTAATATTGATGAGAATGGAATTTTCTTTAAAGGATTTAATGGGAGACTGAACAGAGATAATTTTGATGAGTTAGCAGAAATAATATTGAGTATATGTGGAAGGAATAGACCAGAAAAAGAACGTGTTCCTGTATTTGCGGCTGAAAAAGGAACTCCTGAATATGAAGATGCCGTAAATAGGTGGAATGTACTTCAAGAAGGTAGAAGGCGTAGCAATAAAAAGAATGAATTGAAATTAGAAGATACTCTTAATGTTTGTGAATTTGGTGGTAAATATCATATCCCAATTAATGAAATAAAAAAATGGTCTTTATGGAATATAATTAATTGTTACAAAACTATTATGGGGATTAGTAGTTATGAGGATAGTTTTAGTATTTATTTAATTAGTGGCGAAAAGTCATTAGTTGAAAACAAACATTGGAGCGAACTAATTAAACTCAATTACAAGATATAAAAATAATTGCCTAAAGGTTTTTATTTATATATAAAAATAATGTTTCAATATTGAAAGGAGAAATGAAAATAATGTTATACGGAATTAAGGATGCGTCTTCAGTACGTGTCGATTCATTAGCCACATTGAAACCCGTCTTATATGCCCCATATTGTAATACTACTGATATTTCTTTTACTTCAGAAAGCACTTTTGCTTCTATTAAAGGGGTTAAGACAATTCGTTGGGATCACAATCGTGAGGGAAGTTTCAAAACAGAATTCGAAGTGCTAGACCTTGCATGGATTTCCTTGCTTTTTGGAACATCTTTTGCTGCTGGTGTTGTTCCAATTGCAAAACGTGAAGTCCTTTCTGTAACGAGTGCTTCTGCCCTTATGGTCGGAACTGCTAAAGCATCGTCTTTAGTTATTTTTAAACTTGATACGGGAGACAATCTTACTCATCTAACCGAACAAACCGCAGGATTGCCTGCCAGTGCTGAAAACACGTACTCGATTTCGTCAAAAACCATCACACTAAATTCTACCACATTTTCAGACAATCTTGGTAAAATTGTTTTGTATTATTTAGAAGATAGTGTTGCTACTGCTAAGTCTTTCGCTGTTAAAGTTGACAACTGGCCTGGAAATTATAAATTGTATGGAGACACCACTGTCAGAGGTCAAGACGGAAATGATAAATTAGTGCAATTCTGCCTACCGAATTGCAAACCAAAATCTAATGTTACTCTAAATTTTTCAAGTTCGGAAGCTACTAAACTTTCTATTGAGTGGGATTTATTCCCTGATGCTGCTAGCGGAGAAATGATGAAATTTATCAAAGATTATTAAAATCTGGAGGTATGGAATGAAGTATAGCGAAGTGAAGTTAATCTATACCTCTCCTGCTTTTATGCCAGAAGGTGTTTATATGGATAAAATTTATCATATCATTAAGAAAGAAGATAAGTTTTGTTTTACTGATGGTATTTCAGAATTTGAGGGAGAAGAAGAATTTATTAAAATGTTATTCAGTCCTCAAGATGAAAAAGTAAAATGGGAAGATGTAGATTTTAAAGATGAAGTTAAATTTGTTAAAACATTAGATAAGAAATAAATAAATAATTATAACGGTTTCTTACAAATTTGCGCGAGTTTGTAAGTGTAATTAAAAGAGACTATAACTCTGATTTATAGTTTCTTTTCCCATTTATTCCTTTAATCAGAAGAGGAGATGTTCAAAATGTTAATTACAAAAGAAGTGACTGTAAAATGGAATCCTAAAAATGTTAATTGGTATAAGTCTAAAGGATATTCATTTACTAAAGTTGGAGATAAATTCATTGTTCTAATTTCTGATGTGAGTATAGGGTGTACAGAAATGGTAGAAGTCTTATGTGATTATTGCAACGAGACGGTTACTTCAATGAAATATACTAGTTATATAAACAGGAATAAGAAAAATATTAACAAAGATTGCTGTATTAATTGTACAGATGAAAAACACAAAGAAGTAATGGAAATTATCAAATTTAACAACCTAGGGAAAACACATTATTTTGTTAAACAAGGAATAATTAAAGAAAAAGGATATTGGGACAAACGAGAAAATAGAGTAAATGAAGTTGATTTATATATAAAAGAATACAAAACACTAGATAATTATTCTATAAATAAAGACCGTCAAATAAATAATTTAAAAAGGAACTTGGTTAAACATAAAGAAAATATCTATGATATAGCATTAGAACTTGGTTATAAAATCGAAGATATATCAACTTATAAACCAAACGGTTGGCATGATGATTTTGAAAAATTAGAAACTAATATTCAAAAGTTAATTGATAAACTTGGATACTTTCCATCTTCTCAAGAAATATTTCAAGAATTAAAAATAAGTTCTCACATAATTGAAAAACATGGTGGTATTTATAATATAAAAAGAGCAATGAAATACGATGACATACATGATTTAAAAGATAATTCGGGATTCTACAATAAAAGCAAATTTGAACTTTGGACGGCAAATTTTCTGTTAAGTTATTATGTTGTTTATGCGAGAGAAGTTGAACCTTTTGACGATAGAAAGTTTAGAAGTGATTTCAAAATAATAGTAGAATATGAACACGATATCGTCGAATACTATGTAGAAGTATGGGGTTATCCTACTTCACAAACAGATAAAACGTCAATAGAATATAATAAAAGTAGAAAAGAAAAAGAAGCACTATATAAATTTTATAATTATAATTTAATATCTATTGAACCAGAAATTTTTATTAACAGAAAATATGAAGAAGTTAATCAATCTTTATTTAGTATATTTAAAGATATTTTAAACCATAATTATAAAAATATAATTGTAGAAAATTATATTCCAGCAAATGCTCTAACAGATGAAGAATTGTTGGTTGAAGCAATGTCTATAACAGAAGACCAAAGTACATTGCCAAGCTCAAAAGATTTAGTAAAAATTAAATATGGAGTATATAAAGAAATATTAAAAAGATATAATAGTTATAGTAATTTTGCTAAAAAATTTAATAAGAAAACGATGTATAAGGAAAGAAACTTTTGGTCAGATATAAATAATTTCTTTAATATTTTTGATCATATGATAACTACCTATGACAAAATATTAACACAAAAAGAAAACAATACTTTTAGTTTGAATGACACTGAATTAATCGGAGGGATATATAGTCAAGTTGTAAGTTTACATGGTGGAATAATAGAATCAAAATTAAAGTATTTTATAGACAAAGAATATATTCCTAGTATTGAAATTAGATATATTAAAAATGTTATTGAGAACAAAGGAAGGAATATAAAGGGAAAAGTTAAACCAGAACACCAACTCCTAGCAAAACAAATCCTAGAAAAATATAATAAACAACAGTCAGCATAAATCAATTATGAACAATAGCTAAGTTCATAATTCCAATCCTACCATCATCCCCACATCCATCCAACATCCACAATAAGGAAAGACAGACAACCAAATTGTCTTTCTTTCCTTATTTTTTTACTATTTTCCATAATCACTAATAAAAACCCAATAAATCCCAATAAGAAAGGAATGATAACATAAATGGCAGACAAAGATGAATATCAACAATACAAAGGTCAAATTATAGCAAAATCTGAATTAACTGGACTCACAAAACAATTAAAATCAACAGATAATGGTATCTTAAAAACAACTACAATGACTAATGGTGACATTCCTATGATTCTAGTAGATACAACTAGAGAAACACCGATAGGTGCAGTCCTCCTTGCAAATGAAACATATACATCTCCTATGGTGGATAGGCCAGAACAGGAGATGCCAGATGGATACATGAGGATTTGGATATTAGCAGATCAGTCGGGCAACTTATACCTCGAAGAATCTCACAATGGAACAAATTGGACTACAACTTCATCAGCAGTTGTTTCAGCAGGAGTTTCTTCTATATTAGCATGGACAAAATTAAGTAGAAGGTATTCAAGATGTCGATATGTAAATGGTGCTACTCCTCAAACAAGTTTTATTATGATTCATTATACCAAAGGAGTTGATATTGATCCAGTAATGGTGGCAGATGGAGATATTGCAACTTTAGGAACAAAAGCTGATGCAAAAAATATTGATCCTAATGCATCAGCTTCATTAAATGCTACCGCTAAAGGTTTGTTGGCACAAACTCAAGGGTTTGGAACTGGTGCAATGCCAGTTTCGATTACTAGAAGTTTAGCAGAGACAATACAAACACACAATGCTGTGAGTCTTGCAGGTGGTGGATCATCGGTAGGTACATGGATTGATACAGATGGTTACAAAAATATAGCAGGGACATTGTTAAATGATGCAAATGTGTCCTGCACACTTTTTGTAAGGTGGTCTAACGATGGAGTTAACCTACACTCACGATCTGAAGGACTTGCACCGACAGCAAGATTATACGGAGATTTTTCCACAACTATAAAAGCTAGATATGTTGCGTTCCACATTGACAATAACGATGGTGTAGCACACACAATGTCAGCGTGGGCATATCTTACGCAATAAAATTAAGGGAGTGATATAAATGTATGAACAACCACCAGAGACAAATGTAATAATGGCACTTATGCCGTGCACTAAAGATGATCTGCAAGATATCATGAATGGCTTTATCCCAACTGACGATCAATCAGAAGTATCAATATTTTACATTGCCGCAACATGGAATAGATTAAATACTGAAGCACCAATTAATGGTGATACAGTAGAATTTTTACTTCGCTAAGACACTATTCATTAGGTTCAGCTTAATAGGACAGATAGATAAATTCTGTCCTATTATTCCTATTATTTTAAATATAAATCACAGATAAATCGCATTTCGAGGGATAATTAAAATCCTGAAAGTGGCTTGTAGTTTGATTCTTGTTTTTAGTAATTTTTAAAATTTAATATTTTGTGGTGAATTAAAGGGCAAATCTTAATTGATTTGTCTTTTGTTGTGCTACAAAGTAAGCACAAATTTATATTGAAAGGAGGCATTACAATGAATAGTTCTGAAGAAGAAAAAGTTACATATATTTATAACTTTTCACAAATTAACTTTTATCTTAATAAGGGAATTTACCCAAAAGAGATAGGAGTACATCTCCAGTCTAGAAAAGCATGGTGTAAATTTGGATGGAAACAAACAACAGAAGTTTATACGGAGTGGTGTCAAAGAGTTAGATAATTATAGTGAATATATAATAATGAAAGAAGGTATTTATAGTGGATAATAGTAATGAATTAATAATAAATGGCAAGACAAAAGTTTGTGGCATTGAAGTTCCTAATTTATATGGCGGATTTGGTGGAGACCAAAGGGTTATACTCGCAAAAACAATTGCGGAATTACACGGAGTAGAATTAAAAACAATTAATCAAAATATAAACAGACATATTAAAGATGTATATTTTGAAGAGGGCATAGATTTTATCGACATAAAGGGAACAGATTTCGAGGTAACTTTGAGTGACAGCAAAATTTATACTCAAAATGCAATAAACGCTAGTAAAAATATTTATCTTTTATCTCAACAAGGATATACTCTTTTGCTAAAATTAATGAATACAGATTTGGCAAGAAAGCAATATAAAAAAGTTATCAGGGATTATTTTACGATTAAAAGTTCTATACAAATTCTTACGCAAGAAGAATTAAAACAACTTATAGCAAGAGAAGATGGAATTATTAGACGTAATAGAGAAACATCTGCAATATCTAAATTTATTAAAAATGGAGAATTACCAAATGGTAGATATACATATGTAACTATTACGAATACTTGCTATGACATTTTATATGGAATGTATGCTAAAGAAATTAAAAGTAATTTAGATTTAAAACAACAAGATAATCTTAGGGATTTTCTCTCAACTCAAGACTTGTCTATAATTAGAGAAATAGAAGATGAAATACATTGGATGAGTAAAAAGGGTTATACTTGGAAAGAAATTTATATGGATTTAGTGAAAGAATATCCTAATCAAGTTGAACCAGTTAAGGCAGAGAAATCAATTAAAGAACTGAAGAAGTCTAAAAACATTGCAATTGATATAAAGGATGTTAAGAAACTAAAGTAAATAAATAAATTATTAGAGACATTGACTTAATTGTTGGTGTCTCTATTTGATATGGAGTGAGAAAGATAAATTACACACACGCATATGATCTTTCTATGGAATCTACAGGAATTTGTATATTTGATGAAAATATGAATCCCGTATTAATTGATTCTATACCAACAAAGAAAAGCCAATCTCATGGAAAAAGACTTAAAGTAATTGCTGTTAAGATGGCAGAATTAAAAACAAATTATCCTACTAAAATAATTATTATAGAAAGAGGATTTAGTCGATTTAATATTAAAGGAGTGAATAATTATCAGTAATATATTAAAACTTATATCTCCTATTCCTGTTAGCGTGAATCATTATTTAAAACCAAGAGGATTTATTATATATAAAAATGGGAAACCAGTTTCTCAAATTACAATGTATGAAACTGCTGAAGCAAAAAAATATAAAAAAGAGTTTGTGAAATACATAAAAGAGCAAGTAAAAATACAGGGATTTGAAACTAAATTAAATAAATTCCAGAACACAATAGTTGAAAGTGTATTTTATTTTCCAAGAATAGACATGGATGCTAATAATACATGGAAACTATTACTAGATTCTATTACTGAATCTGGTGTCGTATGGGTTGATGATAATACTACATTAGAAAATGCAAGACGTATTTTCTATAATCCTAAAAACCCCCGACTAGAACTCACTATTTACTATGCAGATTATATTGGTATTTTTAATAATCAAGAACATTTGGATAGTTTTATAAGTAACAACTGTATTAATTGTAAAAGACATAAAAAAAATAATTGTTCTATTATTAAATCAGCAAAAGAAGGAAGAATTCAAGAAGAAATTATTGATTTTATTTGTGGTGAGTTTAAGGCAATTAAACACAAATAATGTTTTGGAATTATAAGGAGGTATTCAATGAATACAGTTGGGATTTATAAAATAGAAAATTTAATTAATAATAAAACATATATTGGACAAAGCAGGAATATAAAACAAAGAATTTACACGCACAGATATGAATTAAACAATAATAAACATAAGAATCAAGTTTTACAAAGAGCTTGGGATAAATACGGTAAAGATAATTTTAAATTTGAGATCATAGAAGAATGTGAAATAGACAATTTGAATGTATTGGAACGAAAATGGATTGTTTATTATGATAGTTATAAAGATAATAATGGATATAATTTAGATTTTGGTGGGAATGCAAATAAAGAAATGTCTCAAGAAACAAAAGATAAAATAAGTTTGAATCACTCAGATATAAATGGAGAAAATAATCCGTTTTATGGAAAACAACATTCAGAAGAAACTAAACAAAAGATAAGCAATGCAAATAAGGGAAGAAAAATGTCAAAAGAATCAATTGAAATTAATAGATTAAAACATATTGGAGGAAAGCATTCTGAAGAAACAAAATTAAAAATGAGTATATCTGCAAAGGGTAAACCTCATGGAATTATAAAATTGACGGAGAATAATGTAACACTTATTAAAACACTAATATCACAAGGTATAAATATATCTGTCATAGCCAGTGAATTTAATGTTACTCCTCAACAAATATCCGCAATTAAATCAGGTAGAACATGGAGTCGTATTACTATTCCAGAAATGACCAATAAACAATTAAAAGAGTTACAAGCATCAAAAACATCAGGACTAAAAGGAGAAAACTGTAAAGTATCTAAACTATCTAATGAAAATGTACGAGAAATAAAAGTAATGATAAATAATGGAGAAAGAACAAAGGATATTGCTAAAAAATTTAATGTACGACCAAATACAATTTCTACCATAAAATCAGGCAGAACATGGTCACATATAAATATAGATAGTATTTAACTAATTATTAAATAAATAAATAAAAATATAAAGGAAGTGTAAAAACCAATGTCACAAATAGCAGAAAAATTGCCCTCTGTTACGGATGAACAATGGAACAAATTAAATAAGTTTAATAGAGATATAACTAATGAATTTCTAGAGGAATCGACTTTCAATTAAATAATTTTGATATAGATAGTGGGCATTTCGGAAGGGATGTCTATTTTTGTGTGTCAAAACACATTAGCAGAATAGGGTAGCTCCCGATAAGTCAATTGTCCTATTGATTTTCTGCTTATTACTTTTTAGAGGACAACAATATGAAGGACGGTGTTGTAAAAATGAGTAATGGGAATAATTATACAGAAGATGAACTAATAGAACTTTATAAAAACTTTGCTCTAAAGTTAGGTAGAACTCCTTTACAGAAAGATATTAATGAAGAAAGAAAAACTGATAAGACATTACCTTCTTCAACTGTATTAAGTAGAAAGTTTGGAGGATTAATAAATTTAAATAATATTTGTGGTTTGTCTTTAAATTATAAATATTATACAGATGAAGAAATGCTTAATCTTTTATATGTTTTTTATCTTAACAAAGGGTTTCCTACAAAGAAAATGATTAGTGCGGATAATGATATGCCACACGCAGAATTATATCGCTTAAGGTTTGGCAGTTTTAAAGACGCAATTATTAAAGCGAATATTCCAATTCCTAAACATAAAGAAGGAAGGTTGAATAATAATTTTTGCGAACTTACTAAAGAACAGTTATTAAATCAATTAGAAATCGTAATTAAAGAGCATGGAATTATACAGACTCATAAATTTAAAGAATATGGACTTAAAAGTTTTAGAGTTTATAGAAATAGATTTGGTACATATAAAAACGTTTTAGAAATATTAAATATAGAAATAAACGAAGATATTATGAGAAAATACTTTTCAGAATATAAAAATATAACTAACGAAAAACTGCTAGGATATCTCAAAGATTTTTACAATAAATTCGGAATACCAACAACTAGAATATTGAAGTTCAATAGAGATATGCCTAGTGATTATCTATATAGAGATAGATTTGGTAGCTTTCAAAATGCTTTAGTAGAAGCAGGTATTTGTATCCCTGAAAGCAGAGAGTGGTTATATAATCGTAAAAGCGTCGATGACAAAACAATAATAGAAGTCGTTTCAAAGTACATAAATAATAACTATACAGAAAAAGATATTCTACCAAGTTTAGAAGATTTATATGTTTTATGTAATGCTCCTAGTTGTAGCGTTTTGAACAATAGATTTAACACTACAGATAATTTTTATAAACAATTGGGTATTGATTATTTTGAGCACAATAAAAAAGTAGTTGAGTTAAATATGATAAATAATTATATAAAACTTAAGGAAAGTTTAGGTTATGTCCCTGATAGTAGAGATGTTGATAGAGCAAGCAAACAGGGTTTATGTCAAGGAATGAAAACATATTCAGAACATTTTGGAAGTCTTATTGAGTTTCAAAAGAGGTTAGGATATGAACCAACTGCTAGTTTTGGTAGGATTATTACTAAAGAAGATGCCCTAATGGAGTTGAAGGAATTAGGTATAAATTTAGGAAGACTACCTACTCAAAAAGATACAAATGAATGTGAGTGGACACCGTCTCAAAATTATTATCATCATAACTTTGAATCATATGGAAAAGCATTAATATTGGCTGGTTTTGATAGCACTTGGTACAATCGCAAAGTTATGATAACCCCTAAAGGTAATTTAGCATTCTCTTCTTACGAATATGATTTTACTACCATGTTAGAGGAAAGGAATGTTGAATTTACTAAAGAGGATTATTATAAAAATCATATAAAAGGATTTACAGAAAGACTTCAATTTGATCATATTCTTTATATTGATGGCAATACATATTACGTTGAAATATTTGGAATTATGGAATATGAATGGTATAGGAATAAAACTATTAGGAAAATAAAATTATGCGAGGACAATAATCTACAATTAATTGATTTATATAAAGCAGACTTTAAAAAGAAAAATAGAGACCAATTATACGAAATGCTAATCGAACGTATTAAAGAAATAGACATTAATAAATAAATAAAAAAGGAAGTGTTTGGAATTGCCCAGAAAAACACGAAAAGATATGCAAACAACCCCTGAATTAATATCTCAAATTTCAAAAGAGAACAAAGAATTGGCAAAAGAATTTATTGAATATTTAAAGGCTACTGGCAAGGCTGTAACTACAATTTATGCCTACGCCAGTGATTTAGATTTATTTTTTGTTTGGAATTTACTCAATAATGATAATAAATTCTTTGTTGATTTTACTAAACGAGATGTCATGAAATACCAATCACATTTGATATCAGACCTTGAATTAAGTTCAAGTAGAATTAGACGCAGAAAAGCAGTGCTGAGTAGTTTATCTAATTTTATTGAATCAATGATGGATGATTTGTATGTAAACTACAAACCAATAATTAATAAAATACCTTCGCCTCCAAAACAAGAAGCAAGAGAGAAAACTGTATTAGAAGAAAATCAAATAGAAAAACTGCTTGATTATCTTGTAGAAAATAAACTATATCAAAAAGCTTGTATTTTATCTTTGGCAGTAGCTTCAGGAGCAAGAAAATCAGAATTACTTAGATTTAAAGTTTCATATTTTACAGAACAAAATATAATATATGATTCTCTTTACAAAACTCCTGAGAAGATTAAGACAAAAGGCAAGGGATTAGGCAAGTTTATAAACAAATATATTATAGTAGCAAAATTTAAACCATATTTTGATTTATGGATGAAACAACGTGAAGAGTTAGGAATTACGTGTGAAGAATTATTTACAAATAAAAGGTTAGGAGTATGGAAACCATTACAAGTTACTGCTATTGATGGTTATGCAGAATCATTTTCTAAGATATTGGGTATAGATTTTTATTGGCATAGTTGTAGACATTTCTTTACAACTTCTATGTGCAAATGTAATATTCCTGCCTCGGTAATTAAAGATATAGTTGGATGGGAAAATGTGAGTATGGTAGATTTATATGATGACACAGAAGTTGATGATGAATTGGGTAAGTATTTTAATGCAGATGGAATGAAAATGGTTGAGAAAAAAGGATTAGAGGATATTAAATAATCCTCTCCTTTTCTATTTAAAACAACACCCCCAAATGAAAGTACACTTTTATTGGATAATTAATATTTTAAAAGTGGCTTGGGAGTAGGGTTGTAGAGGTTTTCATAATTTCTGCGGAAATTCTGGATTTATATTTTAAAATTTTTGATGATGAAAGGTGATTAATATGATTTTTGAAACAAAAGATTTTTACCTAACTGCTCTATTTATTAGTTACAAATTTAAACTTGTAGGTTCTGAGAAAAAAGGTGAAAGTGTTTATTTTAAAATTGATAACAATAAACCTGAATTATTTCAGAAATTGCTACATGATTTTTTAAATTTTAATGCAACTGTAAATTTAAACAGATTAACTAAAGCAACTTCCTTATTGAGGAAGGAATTAGACAAATATAAAAACATTAAATAATTATATTTGTCTGTGATGATGAAAGAGGTGAGTCTCATGGAAGATAAGACTATGCGGATACTAGCGGATATTTTTGCTAGTGACGTTGACACTTTTAAGGATGTAAAAGCACAAAAAGAAATTGGAGAATTTATAAAACAATATTTAGGAAAAGATGAGGACAATACTCTCTGCTTCTTTATTTGTAAAAGATGTTAAGAAAACACATTGGAAACCAAAAGATCATTTTACTAAAATATTTAATTTTGAAATTGCACATGCAACAAAAGAATATGAAATAACAAAAAGTGAGTTAGCATTTTTATATTCTTTATCTCCTTATTTAAAATGGGAAATGAATTTAATTGTTGATTTAGAAGACAATCCATTAAATCAAATTGGATTAGCAGATTTATTGGGAATTGATAGAAGAACAGTAAATAGAAATATGAAAAGTTTAGGAAGTAAATTAGCAATTGTAAGTTATGAATTAGGTAAAGAAACATTTTATTTAGTAAATCCTTATTTAATGTATTGTGGTCAAAACATTAACATACTTGTGCCAAAATTATTTGACACAATAGGATACGACAAGTGTAGAGTTAATAGAAGAGATACAACTACGAAACGCACTAAAATCAAGGGTTCTGCCGAATAATAGGTGACATAGGTGTCACTTGATGAGATATAAAAAGTGGTATATAAAGGGTTTTAATATTACATATGGGACATGAATGTCACCAATCTGAAACCATTGTGAGAGTAGGGATAAAGAGGGATTGGTATTAAAGTGGCCTGTAGCAATGGTTGTAGGGTTTTGATTTTAGTGAGATTGTTAAGAATTTGTAGAGATATGGATTCTTTTTTGGATTTGATAGTTTTAGGCAACATCTGTAGTCGCGAACAGTAGAAGAGGTACACTCCCCTCTTCTTTTTTGTTGCCTTTTTATAATGTCTTGGTGGAGTGGGTGATTATTTAATAAATAATTAGAAGGAGTGATTGTAAGTTGGCAAAACAACAAAAAGACTATACTGGGGTAATTAATGATTATTTGAATGGGGTGTCTCCAATGAACTTGCTGATAAATATAATTTAAATGATGGTTCTTACGTTTATTACATATTAAAGAAAAATAACATTAATACCAAAAGAAACAAATGGACTGCTATTCACACTAAAATATTAAAATTACACTATCCATTATCAGAATGGGATACACTCTTAGAATTATTAGAACCATTTCCTAAAGATACAATAACTCATAAAGCTCAAAAATATGGATTAACTAGAACTGTTGGGGATGATTATTCTCAGGCAGAATTAGATATTATGAATAAATATTACAGTATAATAACAACAAAAGAATTGTTAAAAATGCTTCCTTATAGGACTGAAAGTGGAATTAACTGTAAAGCATATAAATTAGGATTGGTTCCAAGAGAGAAATGGTCTGATGAAGATTCTTTAAAATTAACTAAAGAATACTCTATAAAAACAAATAAGGAGTTAAGTGATACTTTTCATAGAACACCTAATGCAATTATGGCACAAGGATTAAAATTAGGATTGAAGAAAGATTTAGACGAACATTTATATATTACATATAATGAGGAGAAATTAATAAACGACTTAAAAGAGTTTGCTCAAGTTTTAGGAAGGACTCCCATTTCAAATGAGGTAAATGAAAATAAAGATATGGTGCATTCCAATACATATAGGCGTTGTTTTAATAATTATATTGATGCTTGCCAAAAGGCAGGTTTAGAACCTAATTATGAATGAAATATGTTTTCCCCAAGGACATATAGATCAAAAAATAATGACTTATGCTTATCTCAACCAGAACTAATTATTACTAATCTTTTTATTAATAATGATTTATTATATGAAAAGGAAGCGTACTATTCAATTTTTACAGATGATATTAGATGTGGATATAAAAGGTGTGATTGGTTTTTGTCAAATGGAGATGGAATAATAGTAGAATTTTTTGGTATGGAAAGAAGGGAATCGTATAAGAAAAGAATGGTAGTAAAACAAACAATATGTAAGGACAATAATTTAATATTATTAGAACTCTACCCAGAGGATATGAAACATGGATTGGAGGGATTAATAAATAAATTTAAAGAACACGGAATTGTGTTAAATGTTTAGTAGAATAATTGATTAAATAGAAAAGAAATGGGTTACTTACCCATTTCTCCTTTAACTATTGGCAAATCTATTTAAATACATCAAGTGTGAAACATCCTCTAATGCAAATAAGGCAGTATGCTCGACATCAAGAATATCTATAAACTTTATTGTTAGAAAATGCACTAATTCAGTGGTTTGTTTTGTTCCTATTCCACTGATACCACCAATTATACCGCCTAATGGCCCTGCCACGGCAATTCCTACTAAGGATCTCTTGATTACGCTTTTTTGTTTCTCAGTTAACATTTTAGAATTAGTGGTAGTTTTAAATTTTATCCTATCTTTTGGGATTGAATATTTATTATCTATTTTTATAGATTTTTCATCGCTCGATATTTTTACTATTTCTCCTTCCATTAAGTTTGGCATCCCTTGTATATGTCTAAATTTTATAGGTGTTAATTTACCTTGTTTTGCATTTTTTAATGCTGTTATTATAGTAATCAGACCAATAATAAAAATAAAAACGGAAATAAATATTATTTTTTCCATAGTAAACATCCTCCTTCCCATATTATTAATATTACCATATTCCGTAAAATATGTCTATAAAAAAGGAGATTGAAAATATGAAATTTAATGAATTAAAAGAACAAATTCTATCTGGTATAAATATGTCTGATTTAATTAATTTCGAATATGCCCCTATTGCTTCTCAAAAAAACATGGTTGATAACATAGTAGCAATTTCTTTAAATAAAGATGAAAATGGATTTACAAAAATAGATTACACGCTAAAGACTCTTTTTGAGTCTCTTTATATTATGGCTAATTATACAGATATTGAATTTGAAGGTTTGTATGATTTAGAAAATAATATTGACTCAGTGTTGGCAATTGAATTTTATGATTTTTGTAAACAAAATAAAATATATGATTATATTATTAAAAATTGTGACTGTAATGATTTTATATCTCTATTAGAAAATGAAATTAGACAAGAAATTGAGATTAACAATAGTGTTGCTTTTATCTTGAGTCAGGTGTTAAATAAAATAGCTTTAAAACTTCCAGCTCAAGGAGAACTCGGAAGTTTGGTAAGTGAATTACCAAATATTCTTGCCAATTTTAATAAATCAAAAACTACTCCAAGAAAGAAGAATATATAAGGAGGTAGAGTTAAGTGTCTCCTAAATTCGACAACTTAAAAGATTTAGAAAATTTTCTTTTATTAAAAATAAAAAAAACTATGTCTACTACAGTTGCTTTGGAAGTTAAACAGTTAGAATCTCAGAATGTGCAAGAAATTGTTTATAGCACATATAATCCTAAAATATATCAGAGAAGAATGGAAAACGATGGGTTGTCGGATATTAATAACATGCAACATGAGGTTTTTGCAGGTGGGAATATGATTGTTTTAAGCGTTGATAATATAACAAATAGCAATCAAAGTTATAACCCCAATAGTAAAGACGCATTTAAAATTGCTGGACTAATAGAGTACGGAGATGGTGCTGGGTATGGAGAATATGATTATAAGAGTTCATCAGATTATTTAAATCCTCGGCAATTTATTCGAAAAACTAAAGAAGATTTGGAAAATGGTATGGCAAAAGAAATTATTATTAAAGGATTACTTAATGAAGGTATAAGTTCGATATAGACTAGAGGGTAAATCACCCTCTATTTTTCTATGTAGAGGAGTTGATTAAATTAATGTCAGATATGATCCAAATTAATATACAAGCGATATTAACTGAGAGTTCACAAAAAAAAATACTGTCAGATATAGAAAGCATAAGGACTAAACTCAAAGAAAAACCATTTGAAATTAAGATTGAAACAAATAGCACCGAGCTGAATGCACTCGCATCAAAAATACAATCTATTGGTAGTGAAATTAATAAACCAATAAAAGTCAATGTAGATTCTAGTGGCGTTGATAAACTTACTGAGAAATTTAAAGTATTTAGAGATATTTCTGGAAATGATATAGAAAAAATTAGTTCAAAAACTAAAGAGTTTACCAATAATTTAGGACAAGGCGTTAAAGAAGTCCAATCATTTAAAACCGTAATAAGTGAAACTGGAAGCATTACAACTTCTTTAGCAGATAAGACAGTAATATATACAGATAATTTAAAAATGGCTAGGAATGAAGCTACAAAACTGGCGAATGCTATTGGTATTGCAAACGAAAAGTCGCAATTAAGAGTTGCAACTCAGAATAAGGCAAATAATTTAGCACAGAATTCAGCTATAAACAACGCTATGGATGATAATTACGCCCAATCTAAAAAAGCAGAACAAGCAAGGATTAAAGCCAAACAACAAGCGAGTGATGAAGCAAGAAGAATAATTGTCACAGAAGAAAATCAGAGAATAGCAATAACTACAGAATCTCAAAAAAGAATTGAAAGACAAATTTTAGGTAGTAATGAGTCTATATCTGATCAGCAAAAAAGAATAAATTCTGTCAATGCGAATAATTATGAACAAGTTTGGTTAAAAGCATTCCAAAGAGTAGAGGCGGAAGAATTAAGATTAGCTAATCAAATGGGAAGAATGAATGAATCTTCTCAGACTAGGGTTTCTACTCAAAATACTAGAAGTGATTTGGCGCAAAACACGGCAATTAATAACGCTTCTGATTCTGCTTATATTCAAGCACAAAGGGATGAACAAGCAAGACTTAGAGCGCATCAAGAAGCAAGTGACACGGCAAGAAGGATGACTATTGCTGAAGAAAATCAACGAGTTGCAACTACGACCAACGCTCAAAGACGTATTGAACAAGCAATTTTAGGATCTAATGAAACCATTGCTCAACAACAAACTAGGATGAATTCATCACAAGCAAATGGATATAGATATGAGCAAATGTTTTTGCAAGCAGGAAGAGAACGCGAAGCATTAGATATAAGGAATGCGGAAATAGAAAGTCGGCAGACAGCCAATCAACAAAGAGAACTAATAGTAGAGAGAGAGCAAACAGCAGAATTGCAAAGACAAGTAGCTCTATATCAAGAAAGGTTAAATCTCTCTATTCGTAATATGCAAGCACAATATGGAAGTTCGGCAAGAACCCCTGCTGTACAGTCTTCAATTGGTGCAATTCAAGCATCTTCTAGTGGTTTAAATAGTGTTGTAGATGCTGAAGCTTTTAGAGTTCAAACTGCATCAATAAATACAGCATTAAGTACTGTTAGAACTGGATTAAACGAAACTCGTGCCGCATCTAATAATTTTGCAACGGATTTAATAAAAAATGCTGGTAAAATGTTAACTTGGGGGTTAGTCGGCGGAATTATATTTGGAAGTTTAAGACAAATAAAGGAAGGATTTTCCTTTATTAATGATCTCGACAAATCTATGACGAATATCCAAATGATCACAGGTAGAACAAGGGATTCTATTCCAGAAATGACCAAAGCCTACGCAGATTTAGCTACTCAACTTCATTCTACAACAGCTGAAGTAATGGCATCTGCGGAAGAGTTTCTGAGGGCAGGCCACAACCAAGAAGAGACAATTAAGTTAATTCAAGCGTCTACCGTAATGGGAGCTATTGCTGGTCAAGACTCTAAATCATCAGCAGACCAATTAATAGCAATCACCAATGGTTTTAAAATGAATGCAGATGAAGCTATAGATGTAGTCGATAAATTGACAACAGTAGACAATATGAGTGCTACTTCGACAAAAGAATTAGGAACTGCGTTGGAAAGAACTTCAGTATCGGCACAGATGGCTGGGAGCAGTTTTTCAGAATTGGTTTCATATATAGCCACCGTAAGTAGCGTCAGTAGAAAGAGTGCGTCAAGTATTGGTGAATCCTTTAATGTTGGAGGCTTAGTAGCATAATACATAAACTACTAAGAAAATTCTCTCTAATTGACTTGGAAGTCCCGTGGTGGGACGACAGGGGGCAATGTTTTAATAATTTATAGTCAATAAATAATTATAGTATGTGGTAGTGCTATAATAGAAAGGATGAAATATTGCTATTAACAAAAGAAGTGGAGGTTAGCGTGGGAGGAAAAAGCGCAAAATATTACGAGGAACTTAATTATAAAATACCAAAAAGAAAAGATAAGTATGGAAATATTAGAGTAAAGCATGGTACTACTATACTTGTAAAAATTGAAGATTTGCAAAAGGTAGCGAAGTTAATGTGGAAGTATTGTGTGACTATTGTAATAAAAATATTTCAATAAAGACATATAAATCATATTTAAAAGCTAGAAAAATAATTTCTAAAGACTGCTGTTCTAAATGTCAACCTTTAAAATCTAATGAATCAAATATGTTAAATTACGGGGTAGAAAATGCGTCACAACGAGAAGATATAAAATTAAAAAAGGAACAGACTAATATAATTAATTGTAGTGAAACAAATCATACAAAATCTAAAGAGTATCGCAAAAATCACTCTAAAGAAAATCATCCAAATTGGAAGGGTGGTGTTAAGGCGGAATCTGATTTGATAAGAAATTCACTCGAATATAAGCAATGGAGAAATAATGTTTTTAATCGTGATAATTATACTTGTCAGTGTTGCGGAGATAGCAAAGGTGGTAATTTAGAAGCTCATCATTTTAAGAATTTTATTGATAATGAGGATTTAAGATTTGAATTAGGTAATGGTATTACTCTTTGTAATGAATGTCATAATCCAAATAAAAAGTATAGTTTTCATAATGTATATAGAACCCATAATAATACAATAGAGCAATTATATGAATACATAAATAACTATAAAGAAATTAAAAAGAATGATTTGCCACAATCATCTTTTTACGAATTATTAAAACAAGCCTGAACGACTAAACGAGAGAACCCCATTTTATTATGGGGATGCGATAGTCTGCACTCCTCTATATACCATACATTAAAGGGGAGAAGAAGGGTCAAGTGTAAAGACACTTTAAAGAAGAACCTTTCTCGCCTATATGTTTTAACATATAGGTCATAAAAGTAACAGATAGCAAAACCATATTCTCTAGGTAATTTTGTTGCCTCGTATGACAGTAATGTCATATAGAAATCTCGTGAACCTGTAAATACAGGGTGTGTCTTTTTAAAAGATGCTAACGATGAAACCCTAACGTAAAGTCGAGGGTAATATCGTGCCAAGCTTGAATAGAAATATTCTTGAAGGTGTAACGACTATCCTGAAAGGGAGTACATTGTGGATGAAATGCCACTTTGGAAGCGCGAGACATCCTACTTTTATTAGAGGATGAAGATATAGTCTGTACCATATGAAAATATGGAAGAATATGTTCAAGATGTAAAAGGCGGTAAAAACTTCGATGCTAATAATGAAGACATTTCAAACGTAGAGAGAGACTTCAAAAAATATGCAGACATTTCTATAAGGGAAACATCTGGAGAGTTTAAGGATTTTTCGATAGTTATAGATTCGCTTTCCAAAAAATGGAATACTCTTTCGGAAGTCGAACAATCAGCTACAGCCAAGGCGTTGGCGGGTACGAGACAAAGAGAGAATTTCCTAATCCTTATGAACAATATGGATACAGCATTAAAATTGCAATCTGCCCAACTAGATTCAAGCGGATCAAGTATGACTCGTTACGGAGAGTTTGCAAAATCAACAGAAGCAAAATTAAATGATTTGACAAATGCGGTTCAGAAAATTTGGCTGAATTTATTATCATCAGATTTCATTAATGATACAATTGAAGGAATGACTAAATTTGTTAATGTTATTGATAGTGTAACTTCAACTTTCGGGGGATTAACTACTGCAATATATATAACAGTTGCGGCATTAGCAATATTTAAAAGCCAAGCAATTGCTGGTGTAATATCAGGCGTTTCGCAATGGGTTATAAGTTTTGGTTTAGCAGAAACAGCTTCATTAGGTTTATCAATGGGTATTAAAGCATTGTCAACTGCTGTGTTAGGATTGATTGCAAATCCAATTTTTTTAGCTATTGCTGCTGTAGGAGCATTAACGTATGCATTTGTTTCTTATGCTAATCATCAACAAAAAGTTAAAGAACAATTAGAAGCAACGGGAAAGGCACAAACTGATTTCACCAAATCTCTTGAAGATTTTCAAAACACTTTAGATCCAAAAAAAATAGATGATATGGCTACATCTTTAGAAAATTTAAAAAAAAGCACAGATTATGATGAGACTATTAAAAAAATACAAAAATTAAAAGACGAAATAGCAGGATTGGAAAATGCTAAAAAAATAGAACCTGCTATGAAAATATCTTCCAATGTGGAAGCAAAAACCAAAGAAATAGAAACATTAACAGCATCTCTTAAACCATATACTGATGCACAAGCTAAATTTAATGAACAACAAAAAATATCCACAACACTTGATTATGAATCTGTTCAAGCAGGGAATAAAAAAATAGCACTAAAGATTCGTGAAAACGAGTCTAACAAACAATTGATTGATAGTTATCAAAAAGTTCATGATAAAATAGCACAAGGAAATGAACTAACAAAAGAAGAAGCAAATTTAAATCAAAAGATGATTGACAAATATCCTGAATATACAAAAGTGCTGAACGACAAAACAACTGCTGTTGGTATCGATATCGAAGCTTTAAAACTAAATCAGACTGCTGAAGAAGCATTGGCAATAGTTTCATTTAATGCTATGAAAACAAAAGCAGAATCAAGTGCATTAGCAACAAAACAAATAATTGCAGATACAGAAGCTAGAATACATGCAATTCAAGCAGAAATAGATGCTCTTCAAGGTAAAAATGAAGCAATGGGATCTGCCAATGCAAACGTTCAGTATCAAAAATTATTAGAACAAGGCTCTGCTCAGACTTTTATGGAGTTCAAAAATGGAACTATTTTTAATGATACTATTACTCCTAAACTAAAAATAGATTTAAGTGGTGCATGGGGTCAATTACAGACAGCAAAACAAACTCTTGGTGCTTGGAATACATTATCTGGTATGAGTATGGATGATTTAAAAAAAAGTGCTTCTAACGGTAGCGGTAGTAGTTTTGATCCTCCAAATACAGGTTCTTCTCCTAAAGAAAAAGCATCTCCAACATCATCAATAGCAGAACAAGTTTCAATAGAAGAATCACTTATTCGCTCATTTAATACTCAAGCAGAAATGACAGCAGAACAAGGTAAGCTTCTAGAAAAACAAATTGCTACTGCTAAATCTGCTAATGACTATAATTTACAATTGTCTCTCACAAATGATTTAATAAAGAATCAAAAACTTCAAATTACACAATTGGGAGAAGCAAAGTCAAAAATAGAAGCAGAATTCGTAAAAGTATCTACTCAATCTGGATTTCAAAACACATCTCAATTTGTTGACGCTCAAGGTGAAGTCACATTATATTATCAAAATCTATGGAATGCTTCATCTGTAGAAACTCAAAAACAACTTTCTGCAACGTTTGATAAATTGTCAAAACTTCAAAAAGCATGGAAAGATAATTCCACGTCTGTATTAGAATTAGCTGATTCCCAAAAATCCCTCCAACAATCTCTCCTAGATATCAAAGGCGAAATAGCAGATCAAACAATCCAAACTCTAAAAGATTCATTAAAAAAGCAAGAAGAATTAACCCTAGCATCAATAGAAACAGAACAAACAGCACTTGAAACTTCTCATCAGAAAAAATTAGACATCCTAGATGAAGAAGCAACTGCATATGAAGATTCTATCAACAAACAAATCGATGCAATTGATAAACTCTCATCTGCTGAAGATTATAACAAAAATCTTAAAAAATCTCAATCTGAAGCACAAGGTATCCAAAATCAAATTAATATCTTATCCAAAGACACTTCTATTTCAGGAAAATCTAAACTTGCTGATCTTCAAAAGCAACTCGCAGAGAAAAACTCATCTATTGATGACATGCAAACTGATCATACAAATACTCTTCGTAAACAAAATCTTCAAGATCAACTTGCAGATTATAAAAAAGATATTGATGCAAAGAAAAAGGCAGAAAATACCAAATATGATTTAAAGAAATCTGAATTAGATGCAGAAAAAGTTGCTACAGAAACAACATTCAATGAACTCATGAATAATGAAAGGTATTGGGCAGAACAACGTTTATTAATCATTAATGGTAATATTGATGCAATTAAATTGTCTCTTGCTGCTTTTTATGAAGAATTCACCAAAGATATCACAGGTAAAGCAGATTTAATCAAAGGATCATTTGAAGAAATTAAAAATATCATAGATGATATTAAAAATTCGGCAGGTAATTTAGATGGAATAAATATGTCCATGAGTACAAGTGATTCTATGGGTTCTGCTTATTCTGGTGCATTAACTCCATCATGGGGTTCTGGTGGAAAATCAATGATTGTCCATCAAAATGAATTAATTCTAAATGCAACAGAAACATCAAAATTCTTCAAAATAGCAGACATTCTATCAAAAATTGATGTGCCGAATATACTAAAAAGTATATCTCTTCCAACATTAAATATTCCATCATTCCAAATGCCACAACTGGCAAATAATATCACAACTTCAACTGTAAATAATTTAAATCCAGTGTTTAATCTTACGATTCCTTCTGGAACTAGTAAAAATCAAGCGAAGGAAATTGTAAAATTAGTTTATGCTGATTTAGTAAAAATGATTAAAAAATAAATAATAAAAGTAGAGAGAAGTCAAGCAAATCTCTCTACTTTAAATTATGTCTAAATTTAATATGAAAATTTTAAGAGCAGATATATTGGAAGTCATGAGCCAATGAAAAATGTTCCTCAAGCATTCTGCTCTTTTTGCTATGCAATTTTTGAGGATAATGATCAATTAATTTGAGGAGGTTGAAAAATGTTAATTACTAAAGAAATTGTTACTAAATGGCGACCAAACAACAAAAATAATTTGGTTAACTTTGGATATTTGTTTACTAAAATGGGAGATAAAATATTAATTAAAATAGAGGATTTATCTTTAGGAAGTGGTATTGTGATAGAGTTTCAATGTGACTATTGTGGTAAAACCTTTCCTAGAACTTATGAAAATTACAACAGAAAACTTAAAAAGTCTATAATTAAAAAAGACTGTTGTATTAATTGCAAACATTCAAAAGTTATAGAAAGTTTAATTGAAACGTATGGAGTAACAAGTGTTCGCCAAATACCTGGAGTTAATGAAAAAATTAAGGCGACAAATATTGATAGGTATGGATATGAAATTCCTTCTAATTGTAAGGCAATAAAAGATAAAATTGAGACAACAAATTTGCTTAGATATGGTAGTAAATATGGATTATCTAATCCAATAATTAGAGATAAAATAAATACAACAAATTTAAAACGATATGGATTCAAATCACCCACTCAAAATCCAATAATAAGAGAGAATACTAGACTTACTCTTCAGAAAAGATATGGAGTTGATTTTATTGGATCTATACCCGGAGTAATTGAAAAAAGAGCAAAGACATTTTCTTTAAATGGAACGGTAAAAACATCTCAACAACAACTAACTGTATATAATATACTCCTAGAAAATAATTATGATGTAAAATTAAATTATGCCGTATCTAGATGTGTTTTAGATATAGCATTGATTACTATAAATGATATAAAAATAAATATAGAATATGATGGACAATATTGGCACGATAAAAATAATGACAGGAAAAGAGACGAATTTCTTAAATCACAAGGGTGGAAAATATTAAGAATTAAAAGTGGACGTAAAATACCATCTTTAGAACAGTTAAAAGAATCTTTAGATAAATTAATCAATACTAAACAAAATTTTACTTCAATAGTATTGGATGATTGGATATTATAATTGGAGGTAAAAAGTAATGACAATAGCTGAGTCTCTTTATTTTATGTATGATGGAATTTCCAGTCAAGATATGGGTATAATTAATTGTTCTGTAGATGATAGTGGACTTAAATCTGAAACATTCTTTGCAGAATCAGAAATAAGAGAAGTGTATACTCGCTACAATAATCGTCCATTCTTTCAAGGAATATCTAGAAAACCAATCGTCTTACCTCTTCAATTTGCATTTTTAGAAAAATGGGACGATGAAAAACTCAGAAAAACTGCAAGATGGCTCTGCCAAGATTTCTATAAAGAAATGTCTTTCAGTGACAATCCTGACATTAAATATTATACAATTGCAAATAGTACAGTTGATATTGTACATAATTCTCTAAAGCAAGGCTATTTAAATTTATCTTTTAGAAATGTCGATTCCTATAAATATAGTTCTGTATTTTTATCACCCCTCTATGACTTATCTATAAACCCTACATCTACTACTCTAAAATTTGTAAATAATGGAGATATTCCTTGCAAGCCATTTATCACAGTTCAAGTAATTTCTGGCACTAGTTTTTCTATTACTAATCTTTCTGATGGAGGAAATACAATTTCATTTTCAGGACTTCAAGTAAATGAAATTCTAGAAATTGATTGTGAAAATGAAGATATTAAAACTTCCATCCCATTAACTTATCGTTATGATAAAATGTCTGGAGATTTTCTTTCCACAATTAGAGGTATTAATAGATTAAAAATTGTCGGTAATATTAAAATTCAATTCAAATACCAATTCAAATTACTGTAAAATACACACTTCCGAAAGGAGAAAAATCATAAATGTATCAAGATATAGACTTATCACTCAAACCACCATCTCCTAAACTATCTCTATATAAACCAGACAAAATAACACAACTATGTAATCTACCAGAAGCATTTGAAATTAACTTAGATGTAAATGCATCGGATTTAGATGTACTTTCATTCACATTGCCTTATAAACTTAACATTAATCATCAATTACAACAAAATAATCATATTTCATTATTACGTAATAGATATTTAATCAAACTTATTTTAGGGGATTATATACAATACTTTATAATTATTAGTCCAATCCCTTCCGCAAATGAATCTTCTGATTATCTAGAAGTCAATTGTGTATCATTAGAAAATGAGTTAAATGACAAAAAAATAAAAGGTCTAAATTTAGATGCAGTTTTATTATCTGAGGCTCTAAATGGATTTTCAAGAGATACAACAATTGACGAAGTAACCACAACTAGCGTCACTAATGGAATTTTAAAAGGCACTCAGTGGACATTGGGCAATGTACCATCCTCTTTAGTTTCTTCTATATATCGTTCATTCGAAGGTTTAACAGGAACAAAACTTGAAATCATAAGAAGAGAAATTGCAGATAAATATAAAGTTATTGCTAAATTTGACACACAAAATAAAGTAATTAATTTTTATGAAACTGATGAATTTGGAATCAACGATGGATTAAAAATAAGTGATAAAAATTATCTTCGTACAATAACTCAAACTGAAGATGATGAGGATTTTTGTACAAGATTATATATTTATGGTGCAAATTCTATATCAATACAAGGTGTCAACCCAATCGGAACATCATTTTTAGAGGACTACTCCTATTTCTTATATCCATTTATTAGAGATGAAGACAGAAATATAATTTCTCATTCTGACTACATGAGTGATGAACTTTGTCATGCTATTCTAGATTATAAACAAGCAATGTTACTAGAAGCAGTATCATATACTGAATTATTAGCACAATTAACCGCATTCCAAATCGCATTAACTGCTAAAAATAATGAGATGAAATTATTAACTGATGATATGTTTATTATTGACGATAATATTAAAACAAATCAAGACAGTGGAATTAGTATTGTTTCTCCAATAAACTATAAATCTCAAAAAATTGCCTTACAATTATTAATTGATGCAAAACAAATAGAAGTGGACTCCGCAACTGCATTGGTAACAGGAGTTCAATCACAAATTAATGATTTACAAGATGGTTTGTCAGAATCAAATCATTTTACACCTGAATTGCTAGAAGAGAAAATTAAATTTGAAATAGATGGTGAATTTTCGGA